GAAAGAAGGCTAATAACTGGCGTTACATATACGCCAAATGGTTTAGAAACTTCTAACGATTGTTTACTAAATAAGTACGAAGTTAAAAAGGTTGCATACGATAGATACAATAGTACACAAATAGCAATAGACTTAACTAACGATGGAGCGCCACTAGTGCCGTATGGTCAAGGCTTTATCTCTATGAGCGCACCTACTAAGCAACTAGAAGTACTTGTAAGGACTGGTAAGCTAAAGCATGACGGCGATAAGGTACTAGCATGGAGCTTACAAAACGTAGAGCTACGTACTGACCCAGCTGGCAATATAAAGCCAGATAAAGGCAAAGTAGAAGGTAAAGGCACTAGACAAAATAAGATAGACCCTATAGTTAGTATGGTTATGGGTTTAGGCGAAAGCATGAAGCAAGAGCCAGAAATAAGCGACGACGACCTAAAAGTACTATCTTTTTAGTATCTTTATAGCTATGGCTGAAATGACTAATTTTGAAAAAGCTAAAGTACTTATACAAGCTTCTGCACCAGATAATTTTATAGGCTTTAAACTAGATGGCGGCTGCTTGCATATTTTATATGAGTTAAATAACCATCAAGAAGTATTTATACTTAGTGAAGAAGAAGTAAACACTATAGCGAAAAGCTTTGAATAAGTAGTATATTTACAACAATGTTAGAACGTCTACGAAACTTTTTTACCAGAGCGGCTACCATAGCTTATACTGGTGGGAATTGGGCGAGCTTAACCGCAGCCCAGCATAGAAGCGGCGTAAATATGAACGCCGAGAAAGCTTTAAGCGTTCCTACTGTTTACGCTTGTATATATAAGATAGCTAGTACTCTAGGTACTTTACAACTTACAGCGCTTAGGCGCGAAGGTACTGGCTCACGCCCAGCTACAGAATTAAATATATACGACTTACTTAGCCAATCTCCAGATGAAAACGTAACGGCCTCTTTTTTCTTCGAGCAAATTATAGCTAATATGCTACTTTATGGTAAGGGCTACGCTCTTATAATTAGAAACGTAGATACTGGCTTACCAGAGCGCTTAGAGTTTATACCTAGCAAAGCGGTAAAGCAATTAGATTATGACGGTACTGAAGTATTCGAAATTGACGGTATTGAAGGCGTTGTCTTTAGTGATGATATATTATGTATACCGTATCTATTAGGAGCTTCACCAATAGACTTACACGCTGAAACTTTTGGCCTAGCCAAAGCTGCCGAACGCTACGCCGCAGAGTACTTTAATAACGGCTCTATAATGACTGGCGTACTATCTAGCGACCAACCATTAAAAAAAGAGCAACTAGATATAGTTAGAGACAGCTGGAACGCTTCGAGCGCTGGTAACCTTACAAGGGTACTACCAGCTGGCTTTAAGTATGACCGTATCGCACTAAGCCCAGATGAAGCTCAAAACATTGAAAGCCGTAAAATGAGCGCCGAAGATATAGCAAGGATATACAACGTACCAGCCGCTTTAATTGGTTTAGAGGGTAATTTTACTTACGCTAACACTGAGCAAGCTGGTATTTTCTTTGCAAAGCATACTATACTACCTATAGCTAGACGTATAGAGCAAGAAATAGAAAATAAACTACTTACGCCACAACAAAGAGTAAACTACTTTGTACGCTTTAATATAGACGACTTAATGCGCGGCGACTTAAAAACTAGAGCCGACTATTATAATACTCTTTTACAAGCTGGCGTACTTACAGCCAACGAAGTCAGAAGCCAAGAAAATCTACCTACTATAGAAGGCGGCGACGCTTTGCGTATTCCAGTTAACGTTATTAGCGCTAGTAAGTTTGAAGCTTACAGCGAAAAAATTAGTAATAATGGCGTACAGTAATTACCCACAAACGTCTGTTAATGCAGCTAAGAGAGCTTTAAAGCACAAAGAAGAATACGGCTCTAAATGTGGTACTAATGTAGGCTGGCGCTCTGCTGGTATAATATCAAAAAAAGAGCCTCTTACTTTAGATAGGCTTAAAAGAGTTTACAGCTTTTTATCTCGTGCTAAAGTTTACGATACGGGTAAATTTTTAAAAGACGGTAAGGAAGTTTGTGGTAGTGTTATGTATGCTGCTTGGGGTGGTACTACTATGTTAAGATGGGCAAGAAAGCAGCTTGAAAAATTAGAAAAAATGGAAGAAAAAAATAAAGAACGTGCGCGCGTCGGCATGATTGACGGCGTACCGATTTACGATAACAAAGACGAAGCCGACGCTAAGGCCGAAGATATTGGCTGTAGCGGTTCACATTCTATGGAGTTTGAAGGTAAAACTGTTTATATGCCTTGCTCTAGTCATAGCGGAGCTACTGACGAAGATAACGCCAGCGGATATAGACAAGCCGAAGGCGTAGTACATAAGCGTACACAGCCCGCAGATTTTGAGTTAAGAGAAACTAAAAAAGGAAGTACTATTGTAGGGTATGCAGCTGTATTTAATACAGAAACGCAAATAGGCAACTTTAGAGAGCAAATAGCGCCAGAGGCTTTCAATAGAGCTTTAGAGAAAGAGCATGACGTAGTAGCACTATTAAATCATGATAGAAATTTTGTACTTGGTAGGACTACTAGCGATACGCTAAAATTAAGCGTAGATGAGAGAGGTTTAAAGTACGAGCTAAAGCTAGGTAACCAAAGCTACGCTAAAGACTTAGCCGAGAGCATGAGGCGCAAAGATATTACGGCTTCTAGCTTTGCTTTTACTATAGAACGTGAAAGCTGGGAAGATGACCTTAGAACGGTTGAAGAGGTGCGCGGACTCTATGACGTATCTGTAGTTACGGTTCCGGCCTATGCAGAAGCAAGCGCAACTATAAGAGCTAAAGAAAGTTGCGGCTGTAAAAAAGAAGAAATTAAAAAAGCTACTGTAGTAGAAGAGAAATCTGCTCCAGAAGTTCGTGCAATCAGCACACCAAAAAAAATCCAAAAAAATAAATTTAAGATGAAAAAATCTGACCAACTAAAAAGCCTACGTAGCAATAAGCTAGTAGAGCTAAATGCTTTGGTGGAGGTTGCAGAAACTGAAGCTAGAGATTACACAGATGCAGAGCTTACTCGCCAAGAACAGCTTAATTCTGATATTGCTGAACTTGATAAGTCTATCGAGAGAGCAGAAACTACAGAAGCTAACGTAAAGCGCCACGCTAACGTAAGCGCTACACCTAAAGGCGAGTCTGTAGAGATGGACAAAATGAATAAGCGTTACGATATGGGTAAGGCCCTACGCGAAGCTGCTCAAGGCCGTCTATCTGGACTAGAGCAAGAGATACACCAAGAGGCACTTAGAGAGGCTTCTGCTTTCGGTATCCAGCTTAGAGGTAATGTTTGTATTCCACAATCGTTTGTAGAGAAGCGTAACGTATATGGTAACGATGCTTCTGGTACTCCAGATACAGCTGTAGCTACTACTGGTACAGAAGCTGCTGGCGTTGCACCGTCACTAAGAGCTAGACCAATCATTCAAGAGTTAGGAGCTACACAGCTTACTGGTTTTGTAGGTGATGTTAAGCTACCAAGCTTACCAAATGATAAAGCTAGCTTACCAGCTGAGGCTGCTTCTGCTACTGCTTTCTCTGGAGCTATGTCTAGCGTTACTCTTTCTCCACAGCGTTTCGCTGCTGAGATGACTATCACTAAGGAAGCTCTTAACCAAGCTACTGGTAATATGCAAGATGTTATAGCTAGAGATTTCTCTGTAGCTATCGGTAACTCTATTGACCGCTACGCTTTCGCAAAGCTTTGTAACGGTTCTGTAGAAGGTACACAGCTAGCGCTAGTACCAACTAATACAGAGTTTGCTGGCGGACAAGGTACATTAGTTAAGGCTACTGAGTCTGGTACTAACGATTTAGCAGCTGTCACTACTGCTGACGTAATGAACCTTTGGGCTGACATCACAGCTAACGGAGTGAATGACGGAGCTGCTTTCGTAATGTCACCAGCTGTAGCGGGTGCTTTAATGCAAGCTAACGTAACTGGAGCTGGCTCTAACGCTGCTTTAGTAGGTAATAATTTAATGGGCTATAATGCACGTTGGACATCTAACATTCCTACTATTACTGGTACTAACGTACACGCTGACGCTGTACTAACTGGCGGAGCGGCTGACGTAGATTTAGGTTCTGGTTTCGTTTCTTCTGTTATGTTCTACGGAGATTTCTCACAGCTATTCTGGGCGCAGTGGGGCGGTTACTCTTTAACAGTTGACCCATTCAGCGGAGCTTCTGCTGGTACTGTTAAGCTTGTTGCGGACAACTACTTTGATGTAGGTTTACGTGACGCTGGAGCAATCGGCTATATGTTAGCTAACGCTTCTGTAGTAGCTGGAGCAGATAGCTAATTACTACTGTATATAACTATACTTGGAAAGGGTGGCTTATTAGCTGCCCTTTCTTTATTTTAGCAATATGGAATTTTTAAGTAATAACTGGCTAGAAATAGCTGTAGCTCTAATGGCTTTTGCTAAAGTGGTTGTAAATCTTACGCCTAGCGTAAAAGATGACGCTATTTTCGGTATTGTAGATAGGGTTATAAATGCTATAGTGAAGCCAGTAAAAAAAAAATAGAAAATAATGTTTGTAAGTGTAGAAAATGCAGCTGCTGCAAACTATGCTACTGTAATAAGTACTAGTGATTTAAAAAACCATTTAAGAGTAACTAGTAACGATGAAGATAGTTTAATAAATAGCTATCGTAATGCGGCTTGCCAGTTTGTAGAAAATTACTGTAATACTAGACTAACTAGTCAAAGCGTTTATTTTTACGCTTCGACTTTTGGCGCTATAGGTGAATTTCAAATAGGCCCCGTTATTAGCGTAACGGCTGTAGAGTATAAAACTTCGCAAAGCGGCGGCTATATTTCTTTAGCTAGCTCAAATTACTATGTAGAGAAGGCTAGAGTACCAGCGCTAATAAAATTTATGACAGCGCCCAGCGTAGATAATGACGCTATAGCGCCCGTAAGAGTAACGGCAACTTGTGGCTATGCAACTACGCCAGAGCCTTTAGTACATGCT